AATACTATGGAGTTAATACAAACCACTCACTATGTCTAATGTATGATATCTTAGAAGCTCAAGGTGGTGATGCTGATAACTCCTTAAATTATATAGAGGATTTAGTAATAAAATTATTGGGTCCTGCTAATAGTTTGAATGTAATAGAAACTTGGGAAAACATAACTGATTAACTATGGGTTGGTGGGGAAATTGGAGATTAACAGCTCCTGCACATATCGGAGATTTACAGCCAACTGATTTGCTTGATTGCACTTCTATAATTGGTGGTGTAGAAGTAAATAATACTATCACAGGCGCTCAGATAATAGCAGCTGCTAGTGGTGGTGGTGCTGTATGGGGTGGTATCACAGGTTTACTACCTGCTCAAACTGATTTGCAAACAGCATTGAATGCTAAGCAAGATACTTTAGTAAGTGGAACAAACATAAAGACAATTAACTCTAATTCATTGCTAGGCAGTGGAGATATTACTATATCAGGTGCAAGCCCTTACACTACAATTGGAAATGCTACCGGCACATTAGTAAACAACTCTACTACGAACACAATTAGTGCATCTATCCTTATACCTGCTAACACATTGGTAGCTACAAAAGTACTACAGCTAAGGTCTCAAGTTCGTAAGGTAGGAGGCTCAGGTACAGTCAATGTACGTTTTTATATTAACACGATTAACAGCTTAGTGGGTGCTACTCAGATAGCTCAAGGTGCAAATATGACAGGCTCAGGTCTTATGCAAAGAGTGGCTAGAGATATTTATATTACTAATAGCTCACTTCAATGCTACGTACCTACTAATGGTATTTCTACAGATTTATCCTCAGCACCTATGACTAACGTAGCCTATGTACTTGCCACGCCTTACTATCTTATAGCAGCTATACAATGTTCAACTCTATTAGAAGATGGTACAATAACAAGACTTAACTTAATGACATACTAAGATGGCATATGCAAACAACGGAGAGTTTAATGTGCTATATCCTACTCGTAGGAGAATGGCTTATATATTAAAACGAATACTAAGAGAAGATATAGTAGATAATCAAGGAACACTTGAAAGCTCTATAAGAATCAATGCTAAAATAACAAACTTCGAAATATTAGAAATTCAAATAGTAGCTGCATATTACTTTATATTTTTAAATAATGGAGCTGTATTATGGAATGATGGGGTAATTGTTCCTAGAAAATTTGTGGAAAAATTTACATATGAATTAGATAGTGCCGGAATAACAAAAGAGATTTATTCTCAATATGTGGAATGGTTGACGAAGCGATATAAAGTTTTAGATGTTGCTCCTATACTAGAAAAAAATCAAAAACTAGTCTATACATTTGAGGCACTTTTTGCACCACCGGACTTTGTTCAAGGTTTTCCTTTAAGAGTTTAAGTTTAAATTTACACTCTCTACAAGCCTTATGTTTATTGAGTTTTTCATTATCTTTAGTTTTATGTATAATCTATCGTCAAAGTATTAAAATCGCTTAAATCGCAGTAAAACTATATTTAAATCGATTTGTGTTTTTTGTAATTATATCTCTAATTCCTTTTTCATACCCAACATATTGAACACATAAGTAAGTGGAAGACCTCCAACTTTATCACTTTTTGTTAGGTCATTATTACACAATCCATAGACCATTCTCTCCCAACTCCACTTCGCATCTTTCTTATCTGCCTCCTCTTCTTTCAACTCTTCAGGTGTAAGCTCTTCTTTCTCTTCTTCTGATAATTCCGGTGGTTCTTCGCCATTAAATAAATTTTTATATGTGTTTAGAAAATTATCACGAAACTTTAAAAAGTCATTTATAATTCCATAGACATCTGTAATTGGAAGGTCAAGAAATTTATCTGCTCTGATAGTACAATCGTATTCATAAGGCTCAATAATTTCCTCTCCCCACTCATTTAGTTTTGTTTGTCTATACAAAATAGCGCAAATGTTAGCTAAATTAGTTATGTAGTTATTAGTAAAATAATAGTCAAGGTCAATATACTCGTACAAGCAAAGTTTATTAAATGGCTTTACTTTCATTCCTAGAAGCTCTGACTTGTATTTATTTGGTGGTTGAGATGCCGACCATTTGCATTGAGCTACTAGATTAAGTAAATCATCAATGTCCATATCTTCAATATACTCAGATGACTCATTGCATATAATAGCAATCATCTCACTATTATAGTAATAAGCACCTTGAACTTTGTCTATTTCTGATATCTCAATAAACTGCTCAAGTGTTATATCACTCCACGACTTCGGTAGGTACATCTTCTACTTTCTCTACTTGTTTGGATATCTTTTTACCTATAAACAATAAGTAAGGGATAGCTATGTTTGCCTTAAGTTCTTTAATTAATTTAGCTTTCAATTTCAAGTGAGCATCTGTATAGTGTTCAATAGCTGTAAGGTCATCTCGCTTAAACATAATAGCAAGTATCTCACTTATGTACCCTTTGTTTTTTTGCAGTGCAATTTTCTCAATTAGCTTAGTATCTCGCACTGTGAGCTTCATCTCTGCAGTATAACTATAGCCTGCTAGCTCTATATTAGAAATGGTAGGATAGTCTACCTCAGGCATAGTGTTAAACTGATTGGTAAACTCAATGAAGTCAGCTATATCTACATCGAAAAATAAGCTTTCCTCTAAGCCTAAGCTACCAAAGATTTGCAGATACTTATCTACAGGGTCGATTGTGCTATTAGCACTTAGCTCTGTAATGTTTTCAAACTGCTCTATTGTCAGTTCGTCTAATGTATTAGGTACATCTCTTCCTAAAATAGTTATCATAATTATTTTTTTTTTACAAATATATAAATAAATATAATATAGGTATGGCAAAAGATAATTTACCTATTTATAAAATCACGATAGACCCTGAATACGCTGAAAATGGTGAAGATTTAGGAATTGAACAAATCGCTTTTACATCAACTCCGGCTATTAAGGTGATGGGTCTAGCTTTCAATAGTCAAGTTAAGCCAATGATTTTTACAGATGACATAAAATATCGTATTGTAGCACCTGCCCTAATCCCTATGGAGATTTATCGCAAAGATGACGAAGATGGTAAAGAGTACTATGTTAAGTTTACAATAGAAGAAATTGAAAAGATTCATTCTAAGTTTATGAAAGATATGTCTAATAAAGACTTATTCAATCTAGAACACGACACTGATAAGACAGTACCGGCATATGTGCTTGAAGCTTGGATTGTAGACACCCCTAAAGAAGATAAGGCTTACTCATCATTTGGTATTGAAGTACCGGAAGGAACACTAATGGTGACGGCTCAAGTAACAGATAAAGAATACTACGCTCAATTAGTAGCAGATGGTCAAGTTGGTTTTTCAATAGAAGGCTATCTAGGAATGAAGTTAAAAGAAGAAACACAATTAAAACTAAATAATATGAATAAATTACCTGATGGTGAACACTTAATTGACGGCAAAATCTACGTTGTGGTTGATGGTGAAATCACTGAAATTAGAGAAGAGGAAATGGTAGAAGCTACATTAGCTGACACTGTAGTAGAAGAAGAAGAAGTAGTAGAAGAGGAAACAATGGCTGTTGACCCTGCGATGGATGCTGAGGCTATACTAGAAATAGTTCGCCCATTAATTACAGAGCAAGTAGATGCCCTTGTTGCTATGATAGCTGACTTAAAAAATCAACTTGAAGAGTCACTTGTAGTAGAAACAGAAGAAGAGGCGATGGAGGAGGCTGTAGCGTTAAGCGTACAACAAAGATTAAGTTCATTCAATAAATTTAACAACAAATAAAAAACAACAAACAATGAGAAAATTAAAATTTGATTTATTAAATGGTGCAGGGGCAACTCTTACACCAAACGCAGAGAGCTTTTACGCTCAAGCTTACTTGGGTTCAAGTGACATCGTTGATAACTTTCGTACTTTACCGGGTGTAAAGTTTGAGGTTAAGATTGGGACTGTATCTTTTGGAGATATTTTACAACCATCTACTTGTGCTTTCACTGCACCTGCAGATGAGTTAACAGCTAAAAAAATGTCGGTATGTGCCTTAAGCTCAATGGCGCAAATCTGCCAATTTGACCTAGAGCAGTCGTTTGTTTCTTTGCAAATGGCACAAGGTTCTAACGGAGATTTCTCTGTTGCATCTTTTATGTCTTTTTATTGGTCAGAAATGGCTAACTCTATCAATGGTTCAATCGAAACATTAAGATGGCAAGGTGATACTACTTCATTAACTCCTTCACTTGCTTTGTGTGATGGTTACGAAGTTAAATTGACTGCAGGTTTAACTGCTCCTACTGATACAGTTATCAATGGTGGTACAGGTGCTATTACTACCTTTGCTCAGTTGCTAACTAAATTAGATGCTGCTTACGCTTTAGTACCTGCGTCTATCGCATCTCGTACAGCTGACTTGAGATTCTATTTACCAACTCAATTGGTTAATATCTATCGTCGAGGTGTTGCTGCAGGTAACACTCAAGCTTTTATAACACAAGATTTGGCTTTAACTTACCTTGGAATTAAGATTGTACTTTGTCCGGGTATGTCAAACAATACTTTTGTAATGACGCTAAAGGACAATCTCGTTTATCTTTTTGATGGTGAAGGCGACCCAAGCGACCTAC